AGGGTGTGCATGCATCGATTCGACTATGAAGCCCTAGTGCACTAGAGCGAGCAGGAACGATAGGGAGTTTCTTTTTAAGGATTCTCTCTACCTCCGTCGCAAGCTTAGCGCTAAACTTATAGAGACATCTTGCCCAAGCAAGGTTTGATGTCGCTACGAGCGAAGCTATGGCACTAGGATCAGTGGAAGGGCCTCCACGTGCACCTTTCGGTTGCTCCGTGGATTCTGATGGCAAAGCTCTAAGGTATAGTGGCGTCAAATCGACACCACCATAAGCGTCAACACCGCAGCTTTCCCGGAAACATGGTTGGTGTTCCCACCAGCTTTTGTAATCCGTGAAAGATTTGCGTTTGTTGACCTTTAGACCGAAGTGCTCTAGCCAATTTACTACCTGTTGTGAGTATTGTGCGGGCACGATGATATCATCACCGTAAACCCTCACAAGCCGAGAGGCGCGCTCCAACCTCCTTGGTGTTGGTTTTAAGCCAACACAGTCCAATATCGCTGCCATCGCTATTAAGGCGAAGGTCACGGATTGAACAGGAAAAGTTGTAGCGTTACCCATACCTGCATACTTGAGCAATACCCGACTTGATATTCCGTCGGTATATTCTCGGGAGCGGCTACGGACTAACCAATCTTGAAAAGTTGGTTTGCTCTGAAAGACGAACTTGACAAGCTCTAAGCTTAGCAAGTCACTCGCAGAACTTAAGTCAATAGTAGCCCATAAGCCGGTACGGGAGCCGTCCATCGCCAACTTTTGGTTGTGCGATTGGTCGGTTAAATCAAGACTGTTGCGCAGAACCCTATCCTTCTTGATGTTATCTCGAAGAATGGTGTTCAGTCCCTGCTGTACAAATTGCAGCAGGACAGGCTCAACAGTTATTGTACGCCGAGAGGTTGAATTCTTAGCGACAGTAACAAGTCTTGATTGCTTCTCGGGGGTGACTTCCGGAATGTTTTGATAATTCGGTCTTTCAAACCGAGTTTCTCGTAAGCATCCAGAGTCATCTTCGCTAGCTGTTCGTTGGCTCGGTGTATATTGATCCGACCGTTGTGAACCTTGTGCATCATAAACCGCGAGGTACGAATTGTCAAATTCGTATCCCATGGCTCGTGAGACATAAGAATCACTAAGGACGATATCATAACCAAGCCCTTCGAGTTCTTCTGGATTTCTCCATAAACTCGAAGCCAGAGCGGACCATTTTCGGTTCGCACTGAGACGTTCACTAACGGCTCCTGG